CTGGCGTCTCCACAGTGGTCTTCTGCTTTTGTGTCGACGTCATCTGGGTTGACGGCAGACCTTGGAAGACATGGCACGGTTGCCAGCCACTGTTCGCATTGGTCGAAGACGAAGAGGCCGGGACGTTCACGAAGGGCTCCTGGAACTGGAAGTGCTCCCCGCAGAAGAGACCGGATCGCGTCCCATCCAGCCTTGCGACTTCCACCGGACTTGTCAGATCGTTCCCACTCCACCCCATGCGCCTCCATGGTCTTCCCTGGGCAATGACCATCTTCTTCTGTCCAAATACTGTTGTCCGCCGGTCCGGGTTCTATGCGTCCTTTGACACCCCAGTCTGCTTCTCGGTCTTTGATACCATCGGCAATGTCGCCTGAGTCCATGCGAAGGCCCTCATTGCGCTTTCCTGACCAGCCATACCACTCTTGGATCAAGTAAATGTCACCAGGCACCCGGCCATAGACCCGCCCGTTGTGTTCGAACGGCTCACCGTTGGACTCAGCCCACCACAGAGCTGCGAATGGCTTGCTGGACCCGTGGTCGTAGCTGCGATCCATTTTCCAGCGGCGGGGGATTTTGTGCAGCGGAACCGACGGAACGACGTGGTACTTTCTGTCGAATAGGTCGTCAAGCATTCCTCCCGAGGTGATGTCCCACGACCCCTTGGTCCAAGCCAGAAGTTCAGCCGGACATCGAGCAGCAGCCCGGAGCTTGTTGAGGTACGTGGGGTCGGCGTGCAGCAGGACTTTATTTTCACTCAGCTCTCCGTGCACTGCGGTCCTGGTGTGACCAGATTCCTCATCAATGAGGATCTTTCCTCGTCCGCTGGGCAGCTTCCATCGATTTTTAATCCAATTGTGTCCGCTACCAAACGGATTAGCGGTTGATCTATAGCACCGTGGCATGCCGACCTTCGAAGACCGGCAGCACGACATCATCCGTTTGTAGCATTCGTCATTGTGCCAGTTGCACAACTCCTCAAAGGCGATCCACGGAAAACTGTGTCCGTGGTAGTTCCAGTAGTCTTCTGGGTCATCCATGTGACGAAACATGAGCGTTTCCCCGCCGGGGAAGGTCCACTTATGCTCCTGCTTGTTGTACGCGGCCCCAGGAAACGCCTGTCGGAACCACGTCTGGCTCTTCTGGATGACGTCTGACAACTGCGGATAGCTCTGTCGAAAAATCACTCCTTTCCACTCTTCCCCCCACCCTTTCCCAACATGCTGGGCAAAGTCAAATAGCAGGGTGTCCGTCTTGCCCACCCCACGGCCCGACTCATACAGCACCTCGAAGATCGGCGTAGCAGCCAGGAATGCACACTGGCTGCCCTTCTGTGGAGCCCACACCGCAGGTACCAGGACGCCCTGCTGGTCGATGTAGTGTGGTACTAGCCCATCCTGGGTCGTGATCCACTGAATGGGGTAATTCATTCAGAGGTCTCTCCCTTGGCGGCCTCCGCGAACGATTCCACCCAGGCATTGACCTCGGCCTGCTGTTGAGTCTGCCCAGGGACGGCGACCGCCACCTGCTGCGCCGGGATGATGACCACCCCACCCTGACCGAGAGGATACTTCCCGTCCGAGGTCCCCCTCGGGGCATCTCTGTACTCGGGCTTCGCGCCACAGATCAACATCTTGAGCAGGCCGTCCGAATAGCGCTTGATGTACCCTACCACCTCGTCCTTCCACTGCCCCCCGAATACCGGCTCGTCGACTCCGTCTACGGCTCTCCGGCGCGCCTCTTCGACCAGAACCGCCTCAACACCCAAGTCGCGGGCTTCGATGACGGCTGCATCGAACTCGGGCTCCATCTTTCGGTGCTTAACGACGGTTGACGAACTGACCCCCGCACGCGCCGCCGCAAGGGAGAGCAGACCTCCGCTCTTGACCAACTCGTACAGGAAACGCATACGCCGTTCATAGGTGAACTCGCGGGGTGGGAGTTTGTAATCAAACATCCCCTCTTTCTCTACAACGGCAAGAACCTCCGCCGACGCGTTCGATGGAACCACCGGCGGAGTATCGACTACCGTTTCTCGGACTTCAGTGACTGGGAGCTGTTGGCCTTTTTGAAGTCTTTTCAACCTAACGCTGTTCGGGGGCGGAACTGGCATGAATGCAGTATAGCAATTTAATGCTATGCTGCAAACACGTATCGGTCGATCTCAGCGTACTCACCGCCCTGACCGGACTGGAATAACGAAATGCATGGGACTGGCAAATCGTAGCGGGGTGTCCAGAGAGACTCCCAGCCAGCCATCTGCTTACCCTTCACCAAAGTCATGTGTGGTGTCTGACGGGCGTTGGGTGTACCGAAGGCTTGGTTGACTACCTGCTCAATTGGCAGGAACCCAGCAACTGGGGCATACACCACTGAACCTCGGAAGGACCCCAGTGACCCTCCTATCACCATGGTGGGCAATCCCTGCCTCCACCCTTGAAGTAGGTGGCTCAGTTGGTACAAGGCTCGAGTGTGGCTGCTTATACTCTTCCCCAAGAAGCGAACCGTGACGTGGTATTTCTTTGGAGACACCAAGGGCCACCTGTCCTTCATAGGCTCGACCACCGCGTACAGCGCACGCTGGATGTCCGCAGGTATGGAAATTCCCAGGAAATAGTTCATACTACCTCCGCCCTCTCGAGGGCCAGCCGAGCCATCCTCATGGCGTTTCGCCACACCTGGGAGGTCTCTTCCACCTTTTCCGGCGGGGACGTCAGCGCCATGTAGCACGGAGAGCACAACGCACCAACGAAGTGACCCTCTCCCTGGTGGTTCTCACACCCGTTCACGATGCATTTTTCTGTCTTGTATCCTTCGACACGCATCATACTGCTCCCTTCACAATGTCATCAACTGCCGACTGAACCAGTGCCTGCAGAAGAGATCTAGAGGCCGGCATCTTTGTTGTCAAGACCAAAAAGTCCAGCAGCTCCTTGCTGACGGACAGCGTCTTCGACCCGAACCGGCCAGTGACGGCCACCACAAAGCCTGAGTCATACGAGTTTCGTCCCACCCGGATCGCCGGGCTCGTGATTGACGCACCCTTCATCTGCTTGAACCATGCGAGCATCATTGCATCCATATTTTTACCCTATCAGAAGAAAGAATAGTTTGACAACCGCTGATTCTAGTACTATCACAACAGATATGATTCAAAAATTTGTTGACGCGTGGTACAAAAACCTAGATCACGTTTCAGAGGTTTTCCGAGAGAACCACCCAGGGAATTACGAAAAAATAATCAGGATACTAGTTCAGATGCTGGCCGACGAGCTGGGGAAGGACGGCCCCGACCCAAATCGGATAACAGAGATAGACTACGGTGACTACCAGGGTACGTTGGTCTACGTTATAGGTCAAAAAGGGCCACAGCCTGGTACACACTGGACCACGTCGGTGTCGTATGGGTCCTGCTCGGGTTGTGACACCCTAGAGGCGATTCGTTCAGAGGCAAACGGGCCTCAACCAACGGAGGATCAGATGAAAGAATACCGCACTTTGGCTCTTCACCTCTTGCAGAAAATGAAGGAGGTCTAGTATGGCAAAACCATTCCTGAAGTGGCCCGGATGTAAGACGAAGCTGGTTCCACACATTGTTCCACTTATTCAGCGGACCGGGCGATCCTACTACTTCGAGCCCTTCCTTGGGTCTGGAGCGGTATTCTTTGCACTGAATCACCCCGGGTCTTCCTACCTGTCGGACAGCAACGCTGATGTCATCGGAGCCTTCCTGGGTGTCAAGTACAGCCCAGTCACGGTGATTGGCGGTCTGGAGGCACTGGCAGACGAGTACTCCACCGGGTCAAAAGACGCATACATCAAGATTCGTGACACGCCTGGCTCGGACAGCTTCGCGGCAAAGGCGGCTCGAATCGTCTTCCTTCAACGAACCTGCTTCAACGGTCTGTACCGAGTGAATAGAGCAGGGAAATACAACGTTCCCTGGGGACGCCGTCCGTTCACGTTTTCCCCCTCGGACATTCTAGAAGCATCCCGAGCGCTGTGTGGAGACACCCACCTTCACACCCACGGCTTCGAAGGAGCCATCGATGTGGCAGCCCTCGAGGGAGACTCGGTCGTCTACTGCGATCCGCCCTACCTGGATATGTTCGACTCCTACACCAAGACCGCATTTGACCACGTATCGCTGCGGCGCAAGCTGGTCGAGGCTGACACGGCGGGTGTCCGTTTCGTCCTGTCCTACAACGATTGCGAACCGATCCGTGAAATGTACTCGCAATTCGTTGTT